AAAAAATAAACCTATCATACTGTTTTACCTTTGTTTACACCTTGCTTTAATACATATTTTTGTGTACCATTCTTGCCAGTTTCTACTTCTTTTTTTAAATTTTTTACATAACTCATTTGTTTTGCTTTTCTTTCCATCGATTCGATGTAATCTATAATTTGTCTATTAATGCGTCCCGTTTCCATTTGCTCTTACCTTATCTTTTAATTCTTCTACATCTGTTAAAAGTTTTTCAGTTTGTTTTTGTATAAACTGTATGTTTACTTTGTTGTGCATCATGTCCTCGATCCGTGTTTCTATCTGCTCGACACTTTTATATAGATCTTCGAGTAAAAAATGTTGTTCT